TAGATATTAGTGCCTGACCTGCCTCAGCTTGTAAGAACTTACCACCAATTTTGTCTCCAAGCCTAATTGTTGCTGGTCCAAAAACTTTATTGACTACATCATTGACAAAACCACCCTTGTCAAACCTATCTATCTCATCTGGTAAACCTAGGACATTGACACGCTCTTCAGCCTCAACAAACCAACCCCTACCTTCTTCTTTCTTGACAACCTTTAGGCTAGGGTCTTGTGCAGCTACAGCCTCAGCATCCATCTTTCTTCTGAAAGGAGCACCTGAGCCATCCTTACCTAATCTAACCACCACCTTGTAGTCTTCTGAACCTTCATCAATGACCTTGGTTCGCTTCACGTTTACTACTGCGTCATTGACACTAGCTGATATTCTAGCTGCTGTTTCTTGGGAAACTCTTTCTAGTGTTTCTCTAGATACATACTCACCAAAACTACCCCTTCGGTTAGCTTTTTCTAAGAACTCAGTGATAGCGTTTTTCCTAACAAAGTCTCTAAATGTAACTCCGTTAGGTCTACTTGCTGGTCCTGACACAGGGTCTAGTTCTTCTGGTAGTGTTCGTCCTGCATTTACTACGTCTGTCTGTGCGCCTGTGTCATCCACTAGCTTACCTGCTACTTCTGCTGCAGCTTCATCACCTTTTACTACAGCTACAGTGTCTACAGGTTTACGTACTTTAGTTAAAGAAGACACTTTGTTTAATATTGTACCCTCTTCACCAGCAAATTCCTTAGCTCCTTTAGTTACTAGAGACTTCAAAGGAGATGATACAACCTTGGTAGACCCTAGTGTAGCTATGTCTACTACACCAAAGACAGCCCATAGGTTTGCCATAGGGTCATCACCTAAATACGTAGCGTCATTGGCTGCTTTGTACAGGTTCCAGATACTATCTTCAGAAAAGATACCTTCGTTCTTACGTTCTTCTATGTACTCTTTAGCCCAATCCTTGAACTCATTAGGATCAAGAGTATTGAAAGCACTCCGTATGTCTTTACCTTCACGGTTAGACCTGTAGGTTATGTTTTCGAAAGCACCTATTGTTATCTCTCTGAGAACATTAACGTCTAGAAATGACAGTATCTTAGATATTCCTGACTGATCGTTTTCTTCTAGCTCCTTAGATACAAGATCGTTCCATGTCTTCATGTTTGTCAGGGTACGAGCAGCGTATCCGTTGATACCATTATCGTCTATCATTAACTGTTGTATCAAGGAGTACTCACCAAGCGTCATATCCTGACCCTTTTCTGTACGCTCCTTGATTATCTCAGAAATTTCTTCTGCACTTAGACCGTCTTCGTAAGCCTTTTCTATAGCTGCTGCGTAGTTAAAGTTTATACCTTGTTGTAATGCCGCAACCTCAGCAGTATTGTTTCCTGTTGCAGCTTCAGCTTCTACTTGATCAACAGGTATGTCTGTAGCTATAGAAACTTCTTGAGCTTTGTCGATGTTTACTTGACTTCTAGGGTCATAAGGCTTCTCAAGGTCAGCCTCTGTATCATCCATTAAAGCTAGTTCGTTGAAGACTTTATCTTCAAGAGTTAAAAGAGTTGACATCAAGTTTTCCTTTAATAATTTGGCCCTTGCATTGGTCCTATAAGTTGATCTGGAAATGCACCAACTAGCTG